GCTCTGCCGTATTCAGTTTGCGTCAGCGTGACTGGTAATTGTAAATAACTATCAAGAGGAGATAAATGTCTGAGTTCATCAAGACTCAGCAGGAGCTCCGTGCTAACTTGACTTCACAAATCCGTGACGTCATTGACTCAGCTGAGGCTGAGAAGCGTGGACTGGATGCTGCTGAGCTAGAGAAAATTGACCGTATCGAAGCCGACATTCGCCGTGCTGACGATGCTATTGCTGTTGCCCAGCGCAACGAAGAGCGTAACCTAGAGGCTGCTGTTGCAGCTAAGGGCTTTGCTCTACCAGAGAAGTCAGAGCGTTCTGCTTCTGACATTCTTCGTGAGATTGCTGCTACTCGTGGCGCTCACACCTTCAACCGTGAAGAGAGAACCCTAGTTCCTTCGACCAACACCGTTCCAAAGTCATTCTTTGACCAGGTATTCGATGTTGCTCGTCTAGTCGGACCAATGCTAGACGTTGGACAGAGAATCAACACCACTTCTGGTGAAGACATCACTATCCCAACCCTAACTGCATACAGCACCGCAACTATCAAGTCTGCTGGTTCTGCTATTGACGAGTCAGAGCCTACCTACAGCTCCATTACTCTTGGCGCTTACAAGTACGGTCTGCTAATTCCTGTATCCAACGAGCTAATCGCTGATGCTGGATTCGACATCTCTGCACACCTTGCAGAGCAAGCAGGTAACGGCCTTGGTTTCGCTGTAAACACAGCTCTAACCACTGGTGACGGAAGCGACAAGCCAAACGGTGTTGTAACTGCTGCTGGTTCTGGTGTTACTGGTGGTACTGGCGTTGCTGGTGCTTTCACTGCTGACAACCTGATTGACCTACAGTACACACTTGACGGAGCTGCTCGCAGACTTCCAGGTGTTGCTTATATGGCAACTGGTCAGGCTATCGGTGCAATGCGCAAGCTCAAGGACACCGCAGGTAACTACCTCTACACTGTCAATGTAGGACAGCCAGATAACTTTGCTGGTTACTCAGTAATTGAAAACCCTGCAATGGCAGCTATCGGAACTGGTGCAAAGTCGGTGCTTTTTGGGCACCTACCAAGCTACAAGGTTCGTGTCGCTGGCGGAATCCAGGTTGCAACTTCAACCGACTACGCCTTCAACAAGGACGAAACAACCTTCCGTGTGCTAATGCGTGTAGACGGCGACCTAACCCACGCCTCACACATCAAGTTCTTCAGAGGCGCAGCTAGCTAAACCCCTGAAAACAGGCGAAACCCCCCTAGTTCTAGGTTGCTAGGGGGGTTTCTTTTTGCTATGGTGAAGCTATGTCCAAACAACCTAGCATCAATGGGGCAGTAGCCCTCGCATCTAACAGTCCAGGCGCCCCTACGGGATACGGCGTTCAGGGGCAGCTTCTAGCTGAAAATATGATTCGGTCAGGAATGAAGTTCGCCGCTCTTTCGAACTACGGCTTAGAAGGTCGTCACGATACCCTAACAATTGCTGGCGAAGAAGTGCCTCACTACCCAAGGGGACACACGCTCTACTCGGCTGACGTAATTCCAGTTTGGTACAACGACTTTGCTTCTAAGAATCCAGATAGAAAAACAGTCCTTATGACTCTTTATGATGTCTGGGTCTACAACGATATGAAGTTCGAAGACGAAATTATTTCTTGGGTTCCATTAGACCACATTACGCCTCCACCACTTGTATTGCAGTTTTTGCGAAAAGAAAATGTAAGACCTGTCACTATGTCGCCTTTTGGCAAAGACCAATTAGATTCAGTTGGAATAGATTCGGTTTACATCCCACACGGGATTGACCTAAATGTTATGAAACCAACGCCGACAATTGAAGGCATATCTAGCAGAGAATTTATGGGCGTTCCAGATGATGCCTTCTTGGTTGGAATCGTAGCCGCTAACAAAGCAAACGGTCAAATTCACAGAAAAGCCTTTGCAGAAAACCTACTTGCATTTAGCCTGTTCCATAAGAAGTACCCCAATTCACAGCTTTACATACACGCAGAACCATCACGTATATACCAAGGTTTCGACCTAGCTGGTTTGCTAAAAGCTGTTGGTCTAGATAAAAGCGCAGTACTACTACCAGATAGAGATTTACTTAGAACTGGCTATCCATTGGAAACTTTGGCTGGTTTCTATACTGCTATGGATGTTCTGCTCAGCACCTCTTATGGCGAAGGTTTTGGTGTTCCAACTGTAGAAGCTCAAGCCTGTGGCACAAGAGTAATAACTAGCAACTTTGCTGCATCTAAAGACCTAGCGTCAGCTGATAGCTGGAAGGTAGATGGTCAGCCCTTCTGGGATGAAGCGCAAACATCTTTCTTCTCAATTCCATCGGTAAATGGGATAGCTAAAGCCCTAGAAGACGCATATCACGCCGATAGGGGCACTAGCCAGACAGCAATTGACTTTGCTAAGCAATTTGACTCAAATGTCATCTGGCAGGAAAAGTGGGTGCCGTTCTTCCAAACGGTGTTTGCGTGATACCAGTCTTGGGCTTTGCGACTCTTAGCAAGTTTGACCTAGCCCAAAGACTTTTGGATTCCATTGATTATCCAATAGAAAAAGTAGTTATTGTAGATAACTCGGGTAAAAGGTCTTGGATACCTGAGTCTAACGAATTTGTACAAGACCTATGGGTAATTCGGTTGCCTCACGGTCTAGGTGCTAATGGTGCTTGGAATCTGATAATCAAATCCACTCCGTTTGCCCCTTATTGGGTAATTCCAAACGATGACTGCTGGTTCGAGCCAGGAGCCCTCAAAACGATTGCTGAGCAGGTAGATAAAACAAAATTCAACTTTGTAGACGTCAATCCCAAATGGTCTTGTGTGATTCCAACCGAGGGCTCAGTAGAAAAAGCTGGGCTATGGGACGAGGCTTTCCACCCCATCTATTTTGACGACAACGACTACGAATGGCGTATGGATATGCTGGGGGTCGGGTTCCATAACATTCCAGCTATGGTCCATCACGATAACTCATCTACGCTTTACAGCGGATTCCAACATCAGAACCAAATAACTTTCAGTAAAAACCAAAAATTACTGCAAAAAAAGTTGGACGAAACCAATACCAAAGAAATAGGCTGGAGCCTAAAGATTAGGAGAGATAACCGATGGGACTAAAGATTTATACAGGTGGAACCTTCGATTTGTTCCACGCAGGGCACATAAACTTTTTGAAAGAGTGCTCCAAGCTTGGGGAAGTCTGGGTAAGCCTAAATACAGACGAGTTTATAACTGCTTACAAAGGCAAGCCGCCCGTGCTTAGCTATCAAGATAGGTTTGCCGTGCTGGATGCTTGTAGGTACGTGGATTGCATTATTCCAAATGAGGGTGGCATTGATTCCAAGCCCAGCATCCTTAGCGTCAAGCCCAACATCATTGCCATTGGGTCAGACTGGGCTCGCAAAGACTATTACAAACAAATGGGCTTTGACCAAGACTGGCTAGATGACCATAGAATTTCTCTAATGTACATTCCGTATACCGCTGGAATCAGCTCCACGGAGATAAAAAGGCGAATGAAGGTAGACTAGAGATATGGCGATTACACGAGGCTATACGACCCTATCTGAGGTCAAAAGTATTCTTAGGATTACAGATTCGGTAGACGATAACCTACTGGAAACCTGTATCGAGGCTGCATCTAGACAGATTGACAGCCATTGCGAAAGAGTCTTCACAGTATCTACGGCAACCCGTATTTATGTACCTAACGACTCCTATGTAACCGAAATTGACGACCTTGTATCGCTAACAACCCTAAAAACAAGCTCCGATGCGGATGGCGTATTTGACATTACTTGGGGAGCCAGCGACTATCAGTTAGAACCTCTAAATGGTATTTCTGGTGGCTCTTACACTCCATACACTCAGATTCGAGCCGTAGATAACTACCTTTTCCCAACTGTAAACTTCCCAGACTCGACAGGCGAGGCCACTGTCGAAGTAACTGGGGTATTCGGTTACGGCACGGCTATTCCAACCGATATCAGGCAAGCTTGTAACTTGATGGCAGTTCGCCAATTCAAGCGCTATGACAGCCCACTAGGGGTTGCTGGTTTTGGAGAAATTGGAGTTGTTCGGGTAAGTCGAGTAGACCCAGATATTGAGTCCCTACTCGGTCCTTATCGCAAGATTAGGATGGCGTAGTGAACGACATTAGTGCAATGAGGGATGGCTTAGCCAGAAACCTTAGCACCATCGAGGGGCTTCGAGCCTCTGCTGAAATCCCAGACAACCCATCGCCCCCTATTGGCATTATCAATTTAGACACCATTGACTACAACGAAGCTTTCAATGGGGGCTTGACTAGATACAACTTTCTTGTAACTGTAATTGTCGGCAGAGCCGCAGAGCGCAGTATGCAACGAAAGCTCGATTCCTACGTCCAACCCACTGGGGAGCAATCAGTGAAAGTTGCGCTAGAATCGGAGAGAACTCTCGGTGGAGAGGCGTATGACCTCAGGGTTGAACGTAGCAATGTCGTGGGTTCAATAACAATAAATGACCAAATCTATCTGGCGGCTGAGTTCACAGTCACCGTCTTTGCATAAGGAGAAATAAATATGGCTAAATTCGTAGTGACTACTAACGCAGTCACACTGAACGGCACCGACCTCTCCAGTTCTTGTGCCCGTGCAGAACTGGTGATAAACGCCGCTGAAGTAGATGTTACAGACTTCGGTAGTGCAGGTTGGACAGAGGTAATCGGCGGTCTGAAGTCAGGCACCGTATCTCTAGACTTCCACTCTGACTTTGGAACTGGTGCAGTATCTCGCATCTTCCAGCCACTAGTCGGAACCATCGGTACAGTAACTTTGATTGCAGGAAACGGCACCGCCGCTTCTTCCGCAACACCTCAGTACACTGCTACTGTTCTAATCAATAGCTTCACCCCGGTTTCAGGTGCAGTTGGCGACTTGGCTACATTCTCAGTGTCTTTCCCGACCACTGGTGCTGTAACCTACGCTACTGCCTAAATAAAGGAAAATAAATGCGATTCAACCTAGTAATTACTTTCGCAGACGGTACCAAGAAGGAAATTACGGCCAGCACCCCTGACCTAGTTGCCTTTGAGGACAAGTTCAATCTTTCAGTTGGAAGATTGGCAACAGAGCAACGTCTTGGACACTTGCTGTTCTTGGCGTGGCACAGCGAACAACGGACTAAAAATACCA